TACAGACATGGCTGTAACACTTAAGCAAGTTATTGTAAATTTTACAATGCTGCAGCAGTTGTTTGGAGTTACAAATGTTGATGGGGTGTATTGGACCTTATTCTATGAAATTATATTCTATGCAATAGTTTTTATGATTTTATTATTTTTTGACTTTAAAAAATTATTGATATTTTTAGTGGTTTGGCCATTTTTAATTATTGTTGCCAATATTTTTGGTGATGGCTATCTCATTTTTGATTTGTATTTTTCATTCTTTGTTTTGGGGGTGATGTTTGCGCTTCTTAAAAATGGTTATATTAGAAGATCAATTGCTTATACAACATTAATTGTTGCATCTTGTGTGGGTTTTTATCAGATGTACCATACTGGAATAGCTAAAGAAGATAACATAGTAATTGTGACATTGATTTATGCCGCAATGCTAGGTTTCTTTGTACTCTTAAATTTAGAGCGATGCAGAAGTGTAAATCTTCCCCGTGCTCCAGATATTGGGGGTATGACATATCCAATTTACTTAATCCATGCTCATTTTGGGTATATGTTTATAAACCAATTTGCTACATCAGAAAATCAAAATGTTGTATATGTATTATTATTTATCATAATTATAAGCTTGTCGTGGATGCTATGGTATGTAGTAGAAATGCGGCAATCAAATTTTTGGCATAAATTCTTTTCTTTTACAGTTAAGCCTGTTGAGAGAATTGAGGCTAGATT